GGAGGAGGAACTCCTCGACGATGGAGGCTGATTTGACTTTGACGCGCTCATTTGTGTTCAGCGCGCTGTGCCATTGCGACCGTTCTTGCTCGTAATAGCTCTTGAAGCGTGGGTTATCTTTTATTCTATTCCACGTTTCAATATCGATTTGGTTGTGTTGAAGTATAGTTTCAATATCGTTTAGTTCTATAGCTAATTCGCGCGCTAATTTTATAAGTAATGCGTCGTCGAAAACTTGTGTACTGACAGCTTGTTGTGTCATACTTGGGCTCCTTTACTTGACAATAACTGAGAATTTGCATGTCCGCAATTTCAGCCGGGTTACTGCGTGTAGTTCCGCCCGCTGACTATGAGGCTGCGTTACGCGCGCAGGACGAACAGCGAGTTGCAGCGGAGCAAGCTGCGCTTTCTGCTGACAGCATGTCTGATCTTGCAGGTTACATAACAACTCAGTTTGAGGTGATGCGTAATCACCGAAACACAATGCAGGCTGGTTGGAGTAACCGCCTACTCTCTGCGTTGCGTGCGTTTAATGGTGAGTACGAGCCGTCGAAACTCCAGGAAATCCGGAAGTTCGGCGGCTCTGAAGTTTATGCGCGATTGGTCGCCATGAAGTGCCGTGGCGCTTCTTCTCTATTGCGTGATGTTTATCTGGCTCCGGATCGTCCTTGGGGCATCGCCCCCACGCCCGACCCGGAAATTCCCCAGACCATCGTCGACAGCGTCACTCTGCTGGTTCAGGTCGAAGTCCAGAACCAAGCTATGATGGGCGGACAACCCCCGGACGCGAACGCGATCCGGGATCGTACGCTGCAGTTGATGGGCGCCGCGCGTCAGGCCGCTAAAAAGCGCGCCACGGATCAGGCGCAGGTGGCGGAAGAGAAGATCGACGAGATGTTGATCGCCGGCGGCTTTTATAAAGCGCTGAGCGAGTTCATCACCGATCTGCCGCTCTTCCCGTTCGCCTGCATAAAAGGCCCGGTCGTCCGGATCGTTCCCCAAGTCACATGGCAAGAAGGTCAGGCGGTTATCACGCAAGAGCCCAAGCTCTTCTGGAACCGCGTGTCGCCGTTTGACATCTGGTGGACGCCGGGAGTGTCTGACATTGAAGACGCAGCAGTCATCGAAAAAACTCGCGTTACTCGCGCTGATCTCAATGATCTTCTTGACCTGCCCGGTTATAATACTCAGGCAATTCGGACTGTTCTTGATGATTATGGTCGTGGTGGTCTGGCTGATAACTGGGACAGCACGGACAGCGAACGAGCCATAATGGAGAGCCGTGAAAACCCGCAGATGAACCGCTCGGGTATGATTACGTGCTTGGAGTTCCACGGTAACGTACAGGGCCGCGTCCTGCTGGAAAACGGCATGGACGAGAGCCAAATCCCTGATCCGCTGCGCGACTATTTCGTGCAGGCTTGGATGATCGGGCAGTACATCATCAAGGTCCAGATGGCCCCGTCGCCGCGCAAGCGGCACCCATACTTCATTACGTCGTTCGAGAAAGTGCCGGGTACGCCGGTCGGTAACGGCTTGCCCGACATCCTCTCAGATATTCAGGAAGTGGCGAACGCCTCTCTGCGTTCGCTGGTCAACAACCTGTCTATCGCCTCCGGCCCGCAAGTCATCGTCAACGATGACCGTCTGAGCCCCGACGAGGACGGAGAGCAGCTCTACCCGTGGAAGCGCTGGCACGTTCAGAGCGACCCGATGGGTAACAACGGGCAAGCGCCAATCGATTTCTTCCAGCCGAACTCCAATGCCCAAGAACTTCTGGCGGTCTATACGGCGTTCAATAATCTGGCTGATGAGCTGTCGGCGATCCCGCGCTACATGCAGGGACAGAACGCTGGTGGCGCCGGGCGCACGGCGTCTGGTCTTGCGATGCTCATGGGCAACGCCAGCAAAATCCTCCAGACAGTCGCGGCAAATATTGACCGTGACGTTCTGGAGCCGCTGCTCCAGCAGCTCTTCGATATGCTCATGCTCACGGACCAGTCAGGCTTCCTCACCGGTGAGGAGGAGATCAAAGTCCTCGGCGTGAATGTCGCGGTACAGCGTGAAACGCAGCGCGCACGTCAACTTGAATTTTTACAAATTACCGCAAATCCCATCGACGCTCAGCTAGTCGGCCCGAAGGGCAGGGCGGAAGTTCTCCGCGCCGTCTCTCAGACTATTGGCCTCGATGGCGAGAAGATCGTCCCGACGGACGACGAACTCAACACGATGCAGCGTCAGCAGGCCGCCATGCAGCAACAGCAGCAAGCCGCGGCGCAGGCTCAGGGCGCTCAGGCGCCGAAGGGCGGCAACGCAACACAGGACATGGGCCCCCGCACAAATATCGCAGGCGGGGTTCAGTAGTTAGGCAGAGGAGAGTGGTTATGGCTGATGGAAAGTTTGCCAAAGGCGGTTCGGGCAAAATGTTTGGGAAGATGTCGACCGGTACGCAGAAGCCGGGCCAGACGGCTCAGATGGGCCGTGGCGGCAAAGAGTTCCCTAAAGGAGGCGCCGGCAAGATGTTCGGGCAGCAGTCCGCTGGCCCGCAGAAAGCTGGCGTGACGTCGCATGAAGTTGGTTCCTCTGGGGATTTTGCTAAAGGCGGCGGCGGCCGCATGTTCGGAAAAGGTAGCGCCCGCGTTGCTGAAGGCGGACGTACCGCCAAGTCCTCCAACTAAGAGGCCGCCATGAAATCCAAGAAAGTCCAGCGCGGCAAAGCAGAAATGCTTCCCAGCCGCCACTCTCGTTCGGAGCTGACTGGTGGTGATCCGGTGCAGCGGTCGATGAACAACTACGCCAAGAAGACCCCCTCTGGCCCGAACGCCAACGGCATGAACTTCTTGGGTATGAGCATGATGGGTCCGCGCATTAAATGAGTGACCGCGACCTGATTTTGAAAGCGGCCAACTTAGCAAGACGAGCCCCCCAAGACTGGGAACAGTTCATTGGGGCGCTCAAAATTTACACCGATATTCGACGTGATCAATGTGTCTCGTCGCCGGTTGACACACTCCAGGTAGCCCAAGGCCGAGCGCAACAGAGCGCTTCGCTCCTTCGGTTGCTTGAAGAGTGTGTGAAAACTGCCGACCAGATGACGGAGAAAAATAGATGAGTACTGATGCTGTTGCTGTGACTGACCCGAACGTGAAAATTCCCGACGCCGTGAAGGCTGCGGGCGCCCGTGCAGAAGAGGCCCACAAGGCCATGTACGAGCAGAAGGAAGCCCCGAACGGCGACGAGGTTAAGGGCGAAGGGCAGGGCGAAGCCCCTCCCAAACAGGAGCCATCAAACGGCGAACGCTTTACCTCTGAGGTACAGAACGGCGACTACAGCAAGCAGCAGACCCAGCCTCCTGCGGACGAGCAGTCTTGGGAGCATCGCTATAAATCCATGAAGGGCCGATACGACCGCGCCGAAGCGCAGGTCCGCCAGCTCTCTGAGCGCATCGCCTCGATGGAAAGCGTCATTGTATCTATGCAGGCGGCGCCTCCGCCGGCCGCGCAGCAGTCGTTTAACGACGCCCCGTCTTCCTCGGTTAAACTGCTGACCCCGGAAGAAGAGAGCGATTACGGTACGGAGTTCCTTTCGGTCATAGGTAAAAAGGCTCGCGAAGAGCTGCTGCCTGAAATCCAGAAGCGCGATAACGAGATCGCCCGCCTCAAATCACAGTTGAATGGTGTCGGCGGTTATGTTGAGCAAAGTGTAAAGAAGTCTCTCGAGGCGACGTTGACTGACGCGTTACCTAATTGGAGAGAAGTAAACACAAATCCCGATTTCTTGTCGTGGCTAAAGTTGCCAGATACTTATTCTGGTGCTATACGACATGGATTGTTGAAAGCTGCCTACGAGCGGAACGATGCCCCTCGGGTACTAGCTTTCTTCCGAGGCTTCCTCGCTGAAGAGGCTGCCGTGAACCCCGCTAATCGCGGGCCAGACATTCCGAACGGCGCAACCGTTCGTCCGAAAGTCTCGCTCGATGAATATGCGGCGCCAGGCAGAGCCAAGACTGCAGCGGCATCATCCGCCCCTGCTGAGAAGCCGTACTTCACACGCGCCGAAATCTCTAAATTCTACGCCGACAGTGCTGCGGGTCGATACCGCGGTAAAGAGGCGGAGAAGGACCGTATCGAAAAGCAGATTTTCGCTGCGGAACGAGAAGGGCGCATAAAGTAAACCTTCTCTTCTGGGAGCCGACAGATGGCTTTTCCGAT